AACAGTTGCACCTCCACTGTGTGCAGCTTTTGTTGTGCCTCTAACTTCTCTAGTTACACCTGTAAGTTCGTTACCAGATATACCTGTGTAAGATATTTCTTCATTATCTATTTTTATAAAATTTGTACCTGAGTCTGGAAACTGTGATACATCTCCTAATATAATTCCAGATGTTACAGTATCAGTAATACCATTAGTTAATGTAGTAGTAGGTTCACCAGCTACCTCACCACCCCAAGATCCAAGAGACCAACCAAAACCTTTTGCTTGAACTGCAGGTCCTACTGGGTAATAATGTTGTACTCTAACACCACCTGATGTTGTTGCACCAGATCCAGATTCATTTGATGGCATTGTAATAGTTATTGTGCTGCTTGATGGCACAGTAGTCACCATAAATTTTTTATCATTAAAATCTGCAGCAGCAAAGTTTGAATTAGTTATTACACTAAAATTATCCAATAAAATAATATCTTGTTCGTTAATGTTGTGAGGACTAGAAAAAGTTATTGTAACAGTTGATGATCCGTTAGTAGTGCTAAATGCACTTGTAAGTGTAGTTGTAGATTTTATAGGATGTATGTCATAAAAAACACCACCAGAGTATGCATATAAAATTCTGTTTGTGCCAATGATTGCATATTTTCTAGCTTTACTATTTACGAAATGATGAAGACCACGTCCTGCACCTGTAAGTGCATCGTCTCCTAGTTGTTTCCAACCACCTATTTTTTCTGGAATACCATATCTAAATCTAACATTATCACAGTCTATCCATTGACTCTCTGCTCCAGTGGCTGTGATTTGTTTATTGATTCCAGGTGCAAAACCTATTTTTTGTAACATACGACTCCATTATAATACTATTTTACAAATGCTGGTAGACCTAGCATAGGTCTTCCATCAAATTTGTTTTTTTCAGCAAATGGGCCATTTACATGGTTATAATGCAAGAATACTTGGCCGCAAATGTCCCCGTCAAAAGGCTCTCGCCAATGTTCAAGTTCGCATCCACTATATACTAGCATATCTCCCACTTCAAGCAAGACTTTAGTACCTTTGGGTGCATTGGGCTTATGTATGTTTTTATACTCGTCTATGACGTTGTCAGACCCCGTACCGTCGATAAATATAGGCCATGGATCTCCACCTAGATTTAATGTGGTAGATATCTCACAAGAGGGTCTGTCCTTGTGTCTTTTTAATTCATCACCTTTTTTATATATCCTAGAGTAAGAATATGTAGGTATTAATTGTAGTCCTGTTTCTTTAGCCATAACAGGTAACATTTTAACAAGTAATGTTTCCATAACAGGATCTGCATAATGTGAATAAGTATTAGGTATTTGTTTATCTGTCCATGTTCCAAACATACCTGTGTCAGCTATAATATTATTTTCATACATAAATTTAGTTGCATCACGTTTAAGTAAAAAATAATTAAATACGAAATTAGCCAACTCGTATGATACAGCGCCTTTGATTACTTGATATTTATTGAAAGCCATGTTGTATAAAATTAAAACTTACTGATATCCTTATATCATTAGATAGATTAGGTTCAACATTATGCCAAAGATAAAAAGGAAACATAAGTATTCTACCCTCAACAGGTTCTAAATGTACCTCTCTCCACAAATGTTTAGGGGGTTGACCTTGTTTTCGAACAGGCATATTTAATTGAACTCCAGGTCTTGGATCATTACAAGATAATTTACCAGAATCTTTTGGAGCTTTTACATAATACACCCCACTAAATAAACTATTAGGATGTATGTGTGGAGCGTTGTATCCACCAGGTGGATTTATATTAGCCCACATATTTCCTAACACAGGTTCTTTATCTAGCCATTCTTCTTTCCATATGTCTTGCATCATTACAAACAATTCATTTACTAAAGGTTGAAACACAGGCATCTTGTGCATCTCTGTTGTAGAATGCCAACCATTACGATTTGTTTTTTTGACACCAGGATCTCGTTTAGACCACTCAACTATTTCATTAGCAAATAATTGATTATCTAGTTTTACATCTTTACCATATATAGTTGTTGGAAAAAATTGTTCTTTAATCATCTAAATGGTTTACCTCCAAACCAAACAACGAGAGATTGTCTAACACCACGTGTCACTGGTTGTACTCTGTGGTTTATAAAAGATGCAAATACAATTGCGTGTCCTTGTTTTAATTCTCCAAACTTACCTGGTGACATTAATTCTAAATGTCCACCTTCAAACTCTGCTGGATCGTTTAACAATAATGTCATTGATATTTTTCTAACAGGTGGTTCGTGAGCCATGTTCACATCACAATCCATATGCCAATCATAGAATCCTCCTTCTGGATATTCTGTAAACTGTGCGTTTTCTGTAACCTGTATGTCTCCAAAACCAAAATGATTTTCATTACATTTTTGTATAAAGTTATTGAGATCACGATACATGTGACCCATTTCTTTAAATGGTATCCAACTAATTGTTGTAACTCTTTTCTTTGTATCTGTTCCACCCCCAGGTTTACCCATACCAACTTGCGCTGTTTGTGGTGGTTGTTTTTTACCTGCTTCTATAATTTGTCGACATTGATCTGGTGTAAACAATGGTGTTGTTGTTTGCACAATCCAACTTTTCCATTTAGGTTCTGTGATGTGTCTATTTTCGTACATTAACTTACTCCTCTATTTTTAATTGGATTATACTCTACATCCATATTTGCAGCTAATGTTCGTCTCATACCTGGTCCATTAAATGGATAAACTGCGTGTCGTACATCATATGGAAATATATAAAAATCTCTTTCTTTTATTTCTGGTTGATAATCTACATTTGCAAACTGACCACTAGCTGATCCTAAAATTTGTAGTCTACCATTTTGTGGTGCATCTGGTGATGAGTATTCCACACCAAAACTAGATGGTAGTTTTAAAATCATGACACTAGATAAACCTGTAAACAATGTTCCTTGATGCACATGCACCGGGTTATATTCATGTTCAAACATTTGATTTACCCAAACAGAATTAAAATGCATTTTGTAATCTACTATCTTGTTCCACTCTAGATAGTGTTTAAATTTTTCATAAAACCATTGTAAAACATTTTGTGGTAACAAATTATGTCTGGTCATTTTTTCGCTATCTTGACCATCAAAAAATAAACTATGTTCTTTTTCTATTTTACCAACTAATTGCTTATTAGCAGGTTTTAATTCAGAAAATTTTGTTTCATATATACCATTTAACACATGGTAGATATCAAGAGGCACTTGATATCTTAAAACAGATTGACCTAAAAATACAAATTTAAAATCTGATGTGTTCATATTTTTGTCTTATCCTTTCTGGAATTCTATCAATGTAAGGGTTGTTTACCTTTCTAACAACAGTTCTAATTGTGTGCATATTCTTTCCTACGATAGTATCGTTGTATTTCATACCATTAACTTCTACTTGTTGCAAGTCTTCAAACCGATGCTTATAATATGACACTCCCATGAATTGATATATTTTTTTTAATTCTTCTTCTGGTTGTGCAACTAAATCGTCATACTTAACAAAGTGACATATATCTGGATAATTAAATGCATTCTTAATTGCTTCTAAATCTTTTGCAACGGCACCATCTACATTCATAATTTGGCTTAGTTTCTCTTCATCATTTTTAAAACCAAATCTATTAGGAAATGCATCAGGATTTTCTGTATACCATTTTATATAACTTGCTAATACATCCATTAAATCTCTAAGTAACACTATGCATTTAAAAGGTCTTTTAAAATGTTTCTGCATTAATTCAAAATTACCTTTTGTCATAACGGGTCCTCGATCTATAATTATTTTATATGGCCAGTCTTTATAGTAATTATCGTAAACAGCATCTAATACATTATCTAAAGATTTATGATCTGGATAGTTTTGAAATACATCTGTGTCTTTTAATAAAAATAAATCTTTCATTATTTCTAACGTAATAGAATTAGGTGTGCATACTATATCTGGGTTTTGATTCATAATACTTGTAAATAAAGTATTACCAGATCTAGGTTGCGCTACTAAAAAAAATAATTGTTTATTTTTCTTTTGCTCCGAGGTCATTTGTTATTTGTTCTTTCTTGTTGTAAATCATCTCTCCTGATTTTTTAACTCTTTCTATAGTATTTAATTGACCTAATACATTAAACACTTCTGGTTGCGATGAACCTGATGTTAATGTCTCTGCTTTGTTTTTCATAATCATATGATAAGAATCTAATTGATGTCTATTGACATCTTTCGTATCAAATGTGCCATCATCAAATTCTTTTTTTAACGTAGACCAAAGTTTAATCTCTCTCATTCTGTCTTTAGCTACAAGTTGCATATTAGCTAAACCATATCTTGCTTCGTCTAAATCTATTTTATATTTTTCTAATTTGTATTCGTCTTGTTCTGTCTCAATCTTTTTTTCTAACCATTTAACTTTAGCCTCTGATCTTCTACAATCAAATGATAGACTCATTAAGTTTTCTAAGAATACGTTTTGTTCTCTAACACACTGCCAATACTTTGCAGCTTTTGTTGGATACTTCATATCTTGAAGAACAGACATTCTCATTTCTGTTTCTGTTCTAAATACTTGTTTCTTGGTCCATGTATCTCGAAGCTCGGCTGTCATAGCCTTAAACTCTTTTACATCTTCTGGATCTAATAAATTATTTAGGCTAGGTGCCTCTTTTTCAATTAACGCATGTATATT